GCTGGAATACCTACATCATTGTCACCAAAGTTTAATGCAGTACTGTCGAAACTATCCTCTGAGTTATCAAAACTTTCTACCAGAGCAGAAGTTCTTGCTGATACTTGTTCAATTCTATATTGTGCAAACTGCTCAATAGTAAAGTATTCACCACTATTTATTCCTAGTCTAGATTCCCTAAAGATGCCTGGGTAGTGAGGAATTGCACCACCTGTTTCTATAGGGGGAACTGCAAATGCATACTTTGGTAACAAGTCAAGAGTTGGGCCTAATGCACCACCCTTTGGATTATCACCAGTACCCATAGTCACAGAGACTACTGAGGTTAGAGTTAGTTCTCTTCCACTTGGAACTTCACTCAACTCATCATATGCTCTCATAGGAGCAGAGACTAAAGATGTTCCATCTGTTGTAGTACCCAAACGTCTACCAAAAATATTCTGGAAGATTGTTGTAAGTACAGATGCAAGTTCTGGTGTGAAGGTATCATCACCAGTGTAATCAGATACAGAACCAGCTGCTGGTGTTTGAATTCTTAGAGAGTTAAGTTGTGCGTCTGCAAGTGAGGTTGCAAAAGAAACTTCACCGAATACGTTCCAACCTGCTGGGTGAACTGAACGTCTAATCGACTCACGCCATTGGTTAATTGATTCACCAATACGCACAACATAAGAATAGTCTTGGTAGTAATAGGAGTCTTGGATACGCATTGTATCTTCAGACAGAATACCTCTATCAGTAATGAAGTTACCATCAGAACGAACAACGGCTTCTAGTTGTGTCGTTGCCTCTGCACTATCTTCCTGTACACAGATTGCAGTGATACCACCAACCGAAGTGATGACATCTCCAATAGAGAAATCTTCAACATCAGTTTGAATCTCTAGTAGATTTTTATTTACATCCCAATCAACAATCGTTGCAGTATGAGATGTCAGTTCATCACCAATTGTAAAGTTACCTGTTGCGTTCTTTACAATTAGTTTTCTATTGAATGTGATAGTAGGTGCGGCAGTATAATCCAAACCGTAGTTTGTTATCTTAACATCTAAAACTCTACCAACACCACTTGTTGATAGTGGAAGAAGTTCTGCACCAGTACCAAGAGTTGAATTGATAGTAAGAAGTGGAAGAGAGGTATAACCATTACCTCTATTGAAAACTGTAACCTTTGTAATCTCACCAGCCTCATCGGCAATATTTGCATTCCAGAAACCCATGGCCGCATCGTGGAAACCACCGGCAGACTGATTGGTTGCTATATCAGCGAATGTTGCATTCTCAATGATGATGTCATCACCATTTTCTAAAACAAGTTTGTCCTCAAAGTTTAGAGTTCTTTCTAGTCCAAGACTGAAAGGTTCTGCTTCTTCACGAACAATCTGATTACCATCTTCAAGGATAAGTGCATCACCGTTATATCCAACGTAAGGGTCTGCTGGATCTTCAGTTGCAATTTCTTCTAGTCCATCTTCATATACGAAGTGTTCTGCAAACGTAGTTAAGTCTAGTGTTCCATCTTCTTGCATCAAAGAACCAACACCAGTTGCAGTCTCTAGTTCAATGTAGATGTTATCAATCGTTGCATCTTCAAGTACAATCTGATCTGTATGCTCAACAATAATGTCATGCATATCTGTACAGTTTTGTACAACACTATCTGGGGATGTACTATCTTCTAGAACAAACGAACCACCAACAACAGTAATCTTTGCAGATACACTATCACCGTTAGTTCCTGTCTCATTGAATACAAGTTCGTCATCTGTAGTATAACCAGAACCACCATCTGCAATGTGAACTGTGTCAACACTACCAGCTCCAATTCTACTTACCTGTCCACGAACACCAATAGTTCCTAGATTTTCAAAACGAACTCTGTCTCCGACTTCATAGTATTGGCCGCCAGGCAATGTTGTTCCACCACTGTAGGAACTCATGTTAGTTCCCTGTGTGATGATTACGTTACCAACAATCGCTGATAGTCTTGCACTAATCTCCAAGTCGATTACATTTGAAATACCTGTAATGGTTTCACCAATTTGGAATGTGCCATCAATAGTTGTCTTGTCTAGATTAAGTTCAGTGACAAGTGTTGTTCCACTTTTGAATTTAACAAGTGAAGAGACAATCGCAGCTGCACCAGATGTCTTACCAGTAATCTGTTGGCCAATGAGTTCATTGAAGTCGGACGTTCCAATCTCAACAACTCGCATAACGAAATCATCTGACCATTGTCCGTCAGATGACTTAATCATATTCTCTCTAGGATAAATGAACTCTGAGTTTTCGTCAAAGAGAATTCTGAAGAATAGTCTGTGTCCATCTTCAGTACCCTTTGCCTCATACAAGTCTTTAATATTCTTGATGAGGTTTCTTTGATCTAATTGGTCTGCAACTGTCTGTGGAATAGATTCAAGAAGTGCATCCTTGAACTTATCAAGAAAAGACCAAACTGTATTATCAACATCAGCATATGCAAGAAGTTGTTGAATGTTTTGTACAGGGTTTGCACGATACTGTGAAACTTGTGCAGATGCACCAGAGGTTTGGCCTACAAGATTTTCACCAATCTGAAATTTCTGTTGGGATGTGATGTATAGTTTCTTGTTGTTATCATAATCATCGACAAGAAGTTTTGCTTCATGTCCAGTGATAGAACCAATAAGGGTTTCACCATTTACATACTTTCCAGTAGATGTTTCAAGAACAATATTATCACCATTCTGATCAACAATATAATTTACAGTATTCGTTTCTTGAATAACATAATCGTTAGAACCACCAAGAGTTACCTCGGCCGCTTCCATAAACTCAAAGTAATGTCTAAGGAAAGTGGAAAACTGAGGATGGTCAGATTGTACGAACTCTGGAAGTTGCCCATGTATGATAGGCGAGATTTTATTTTTTATTGTTGGTTTATTACCAGCCATAATACCTACCTATCAGTATGAGCTTGAACTACTTGATGAACTTGATGATGAACTTGATGATGAACTTGATGAACTTGATGATGTACTTGTTGTAGTTGATGTCGTTGTGGATGCAGTGTTACCAACCGAAGAATAAGATGTTGTTGACGCACCTTGGCCTGAGTTGTCTGAAGTAGACAATACACTACTACCACCAATATCAATTTGAAGTAGTTGATTTCTTACTGGAAGAATATCATTTGAATCTGGAATTGCTTTCAAATCAATAGTTCCATCAGTATTTGTTGCAGAGGTAATGTTTAGATTATTCAATGTAACAGTACCAGCAGTATAATCAATTGTACCTACACTCGCATTCGCATAAACCTTTTGGTTCGCCTCTACAGAGAATCTTCTCACGTTACCTTTACCATCATCATCCAAGAACTGTTCAGTTGTAGAACCAGAAATCTTAAATCCTGTAGATGAAAGAATAGAACCATGTCCAGAGTGTGGGTTATGAAGTTTGTTAAAGAACTTGATAACATACTGTGTCTCTGTGTTTAGTTGTGGCGTAATCTTTTTATACATTCTGACTCGTGTAATGTTTGATAGGATTGCCACATCAGTCTCATCAATCAAACGAGTTAGTTCAGAGTATCTAAACATATTATCAAACTTCTCTAGATTACCTGTACTATAATTAGAGATAGTATTTGTTACTAATGTCTGTAAGTCAGATGCAGTCTTTGTTGTCACGGCTGCATTATATCTGAAGTTTGTATCAATAAGAATAAAGATAGTTTCTGGATCAACAATCACTGGACGAACCGAAGCAATATTATACGGTTTTAGTCCAGTAACAATAAATTCTTTCTGGGCTTCTGTAAGTTTATTTCCAGATAAAGGACTGATTTCAATATACATCTGTCCATACATTCTAGCACCATTATCTTCACCACCCCAAACTTGGATTGACTTAATGTTAGGATAAATCTCTGGAACGATTGATTTATAATCGTAAGTTGTTACTGCTCTTCTCTGAGAAGAATAACTTAGAGGAGCATAGTACTTGATTGATTCAATTGTCTCTGGTTCAGAACCACCAGATGCAGCGAGAAGAGTTTCAATCGTAATGTTTGTTTCCCCACCAACTGCTGTTCCAGTAAAAGATGTTGCACCATTTGCTTCTGATTTGTTTGTAACAATATATTCTAGGATGACAATGTTTCCGTTTGCTGGTTTCTTACCAATAACATCATCACCAAAGTAAACTTCAAATCTACCATCCTCAATCTCTTGTAAGAAGTATACTTTGTCCGTATCACTCACAACAGAAATATCACGAGCCAGAGTATATACCTCTGTCGTTGTATCAACGGCAGAGTTTTGAATTGTAACCTTCAGTGTATCCGTGTCTGCTCTATCACTTGTTAGGATGTATCTCTTTTCTGGATTGTTGGAATCAACTGTATACTTTGCAGTAGTTAGTGTACCTTCATAGATTGGAAGGTTAGTAAATTTAAGAACACCATTAACAGGTTGAGTTGTTAGAGATTCATTTACAACAAATCCATAAGTCTTGTTGTCCACTGTTGTTGTGAACTTAGTTCCCTTGTCAATTGTTACTGAGGCAAGATTGTTATTATTAACTTGAACATTCAGATATGCGATTGGGGCTCTGGCAGAACGTGGAGTATAGTTTAGTTTCTTTGCATGAGAGACAACAGAGGAACGAAGAGTTGCAGTGTCCAAGAACATTTCGTTTGCAAGCATATTTGCATTCATACCAAGATAGTGTGTATTGTATGCAAGTAAGTCAATGAGTACAGACAAACCAGAACCTTCAAAGTTGTAGTCTGAAAACTCTGACTGTCCTTTTAGATATGTCTTTAGGTTTGCTTTGATGTCATCGAAATCTAGTTCAGTGACTTGTAAATTTTGTTGTGCCATTTTATCTTAGTCTCTCTAAAAATATATTTACCTCAACAGCAGTAGGAGAGTTTACCACATAGAACTTGATGGTTGCTGCATATGCGTTTGCGTCTATATTAGGAACAACATCAACACTAATTAACTCTGCTCTGGGTTCAAAGTTTCTAACAACATCCTCTATGTTTCTTTGCAGAACATTTGCTACTGGTGGAGATACAGGTTCAAATAAAATAGACCTCACATCAGAACCGATCTCTGGATGGAATGGACGCTCGTAAAAACTAGTATTGATTAGATTACGAACACTACGTTTGACAGCCTCAATGTCAGTGAGGAATGCAATGTCACCTGTCAATGGATGACGAGCAAAACTCAAGTTAATATCTTTGTATATCTGTGCGCTACGTTCTGAATTGTTTGTAGATTCAGCATCTCTAAACGCAGTTGGATTGACAGCCATCTATTTCTCCTTATTTGTATTTATAACGAAAAGTAGAGATTATGTTCCTGTACTGCCAACTGGTTTACAGACATACTCGACTGTATCCCAATCTCCATCCACTGGTATCTCTACATACTCAACCAGCATTGCTTTACATTGTTGTTCTTTTTCAAACCACTGAACATCTTGTTCTAAACAAGTGCTGCCTGTACAGACTGTCAGTAGTATGTGCCATATCGTTTGCATTATGTTGCCCATCCTAAAGGTCTAAGTGTTGATCTCTGCCATCCGTAACTTCCTGTCCGTGAGCCATTCGGGCCCCACTGTCTTTGACCACCAATGTCGCAGTGAATAAAGTTTCCGCCAGATGAGGATGGGAAGTAACATCCAAATCCTTTAATACCCTTTGACGCTGCAATCTCCAAGAACCTTTGTCTGTCTGCAACGGTTGTATTGCTCATCCGTACATCAACAGCAAATCCTTGTTGGTGCATACTCTTCTTTGCACCACCAACAGATGCGTTGTACGCTGGACTACGATACGCAGATGTAATAGTTAGAGTTGAACCCCACTCTCTTGCAACCTCTTCCATGATACCACGAAGCTCTGGTGATATTCTTGGGTCAGTATGAGACAAGAACCGTAAGAGTTTACCATCAGTAAATCCGCTCGCTGGTGTGAGATTAGATTCCGCTTCAGACGCATCGTCAAACTCATTACCATCATTGGCAGTTGGGTTTGGTGTTTGCGTATTGTTCGTACCAGTTTCAAATGGTTCATTCAAGTCTGGATCAATACCTGCTTCTGTTTCTACAATTCTTCCTCGTAGAATCTCTCTTGCCTTCTCTTCCGTAACAGCAATATCTGTCGGAACACCTGTCGCACTTCTTACAGTTCCTACAGGGTCAGGATCAATCTCTGGTGGAACGGCTGGTGTCGCAAGAGATGTCGCACCATTGTCACCAATGAATACTGTTGCAGAACCTTCCTCAATCTTGTCCGTACCAGAGTCACCTGTGATGCCTGGCGGATCATCACCAGTATCAGCCTTGTCACCTAATCGGGCTGCGTTCTGTGTCGCACTTGGTTGGTTAATCTTAATTGTGGAGTCGGACTCAATTGACATCGCACCAGTAGCATCCAAGTCATACTCACCAGTGATAGATGTCTGTTGTCCTTCTGAATATGTTTCCGTAACCTTCTTTGTTACGCTCTCAATCTTTGTATCCTCGTATGTAACCTCAACTGCTTTCATAACATTCTGTGTCATGGTATCTTCATACACTTCTGTAACTGCACCCTTGACATTCTCCGTAAGAGTACCACCAACCGTAACATCCATGTTACCTTTTACGTTGAGAGTATAGTTACCGCCGATGAGTGTATTACAGTTTGAACCGATAGTCAGATTGACATCACCATGAATGTAACAGTTCTTTGAACCAGCAATAATCTCGTATCCGTCACCGACAACCTTAACCACTCTGTTACCACCAGCATCTACCTCATAGTATGTTCCGCTTGTGTGACGTTCATGTATTCTTTCTTTCTTTGGTGTGTCATCATGTTCAAAGACATGGCCACTCTCTGATTCAAATACATGGTTGTATGGATAGGATGCCTCGTAGGGATATTCTGGTTCACGCCAGTCATTACCTGTCGCAGTAAAGACTGTTCCGACAGCATCTGCTTCCGCTTGACGAACTGTCTCATATAGTGGATGAGGTTTATCTTCATTGTTTACTATCAGACGATTGGTATCTGGTTCTTGAATGCGTGTAGGGTAAGGGCCATAGTCTGGTTGTTTCCGATACTTCTCATCCTGTGACTCTGGAGCATTCTCTGAGTTAGGATCATTGAACCCAACATTAGGGTCGGCAGAGAACATAGGATGGCCAGGAAGGATGCCTAAGACGATAGGTTCTTGCATCAAGTCTGGGTCACGAAAGAAACCGAATACCCATTGCCCAGGCGTGATGTTTGGTATCTCGCCAGGCTTTGCTGTTGGGGGAAGAACGACTTGACTCCAAGGCAAGTCAATGGTAGGAAGTTTAACTAAGTCGTTTGTGTGTACACCGAATACACGAACACGAATACGCCCCATACCAATAGGGTCATCTCTGTCCTCACAGACACCGATAAACCAATTGAATCCGTCACGCCCAGCAAAGTATGATAATGGTTCTGCCATTGAAAAAAATCCTCTTTCAAGTATTTATACCGTAAAGAGGATTCCGTTTTCGATGTCGTGGGGCCCATTGACTTTTATTGTCTTAACTGATTGAGACATATAATAGTCATAGGAATATTTGTCAATAGTATCAGTTACATAGATTGCATCTGGATAGTATTGTAGTATCTGTCGTTTGTCTTTGTCTGCTCTGTGTACTGCAATTGTATTTGAGTTGGTTGCAACACAAGCGGATAGGTGTGGAAGTGTCTGTTCAATCTTATCACATAGTTCAAACTTCTGTAAAGTATTCTTGAACTCGACATTGACATTCAGTCTTGCATCATCTACATACTTTACAAGAACACCGAAGTCACGAATGGTTTGGATATCTTCATCATCGAATGTGACATGGTTCTTATATTCAAGTTCACCATTCACCCACTTCTCATTACCAGATAGACAGTACATTGCGTCAACTAGATTTGCAAGTCCACCTACCTTCTTATAGGCTTGTCCATAGTCAACACCTGTAATAAAAACAGAAGGATGTTCCGAAAGGAACTCCTTCATATAGTTGTGTGTCGTAGTCGAGACAAGAGAATTATGTGTGGTAAGAGTACCGTTAATATCAAAGATGAACATCAGACTGTGCCGGGCAAGTCCTCAACTAGTTCAATGATTTCAACGACTTGTTCAAATTTGAGGAAACCTTTAATGGTATCATACTCTTCCGTAATAGGAGGCAGGGTTGTAGGGTTTCCAGATTTGGACAACATGATTTCAAACAAACCCATCTTACCACCGTAGGAACTTTCATGTCTTACGATAGAGAGCTCATACTGATTGTCGAATACAATCGTACCTTGATACTCTGTACCTTTCAACGCTTCATCTTTGAAGAGAAGGAAGTCAGAGACTTTCTGTTCTTTTACGCCTTCAAACATTTTAGTAACAACTCACAAAAGGTTTCGCATTACCCTGAGCGTCATAGACAAACTTAGTGTAACACTGTTTCTGAACTAAAGGATTGTGAACACTTCCTGTATTGATACGGACGTTACCATTCTGAATAACACCAGTAGGAACAATCTGTTTCACAATCTGTTGAACAATCATCTGGCCCAACATATCACCGTTAGTACCAGTGGTATTGAACTTAATATCAAATGCATGGGCGTTTGTCGCACCCATCACCATCATCATTGCAAT